CAGAAACCCCAGTAAGTACCAGAGTTACAGGACAATGGAAGATGAATTAGGGATTCCCATTGGTACCTTGCACAGAATCATCAAAGGATTTGAATATTTTGGTGATGCACATTGGGCTCTGGAGTATTATGCTAGAAAATACGGGTATACTATACAGTATGTTGGAAGGGAAGGTCAGCTGATATTTGTAGACAAGCGACAGCCCTGGTTAGAGAATCCAAAACTAATTTACCCGGTGGATGAATATGAATGATACAATGAATAAAAACGTTCCAGATATAAATAATGGTAGGCTTTGGAGGGCCTCCTCTTTTTAAATACTATGGCCAAAGACGATTCAAAAGCCTTTTATGGTGGCTGGTTTGCCAATCGAAGCTCTGCTTTAGACTCAGATGAAGACTTCGATGTTTATCAGACCAAGACAAAGGACTACCGTAATAAGGAAGAACCAAAATTCTACGACGACCGGCTTATCGAGTACGAAGAGAATGAATGGTATTCATTTCTTGTTGATTATCTGGTAGGTGAGCTTTTCACGGATTTCGATTTCGTGGGAGACGGGGCAGAGCAGGTTAAACAATTTTTCAATGAAGTCGACCCGCTTGCCTACGATGAGATAGAAATGATTATAGAGAGCATTGTCGAGAACGGTGTTTACTTCTCTCCTGAACCATTCACTAATCTACCATTTGCACTTAAGAAGATGAATCAGGCGTATACTCGCTCCAAACTTGATGGTGTCCCCGAGGACAGATTAAGTTTGATGCGAAGGTACATATCAGAATGTCAGAACTTGTTATCCAAAGCAATGCAGGCCGAGCAGCAACAGCAAATGGCCATGATGCAAGCTCAAACAGCAGCACAACAACAGGCGCAACAGCAAAGTGCGCCGCAGTTAGAGGGGGTATCGTCACAGCAGACGGCACCATCTCTTGCAGCAATTTAACGGAGAAATTATGAGCGAAGAATTAGCACAAGAAAATGCACCACAAGACCCACAGGAGCCGTCAGGCGGCGAACCCGTAGGTGAACCCGGAACAGCACAGGAACCCGTAGGAGAGGAGCAGAGAAGTGATGAGCCTAGTGTTTATGACCTTAGTTCTCAAGCTGCGTCTTTGGCTGAAAGGGAGGCTTCATTAAATCAAATGTCTACCGAATTAGAGACTAAGTTGCAGAAGGTATCTGCAATGGAAGAAGCTATGGCGAATGCGAAGCAGGACCCTATGGCTTTATTGAACTCTATGGGAGTTGAATATGGTGAAGTAACAGATAAATATTTAGACACCTTGGGTGACAGGACAAAAACAGAGTCCGAAGTCATCCTAGATAAGATCAATATGTTGGAGAGTCAGGTGTCTACCCAACAGCAAGTGTCTCAGGAACGCGCTGATGCGTTGCACCGCGAGTCACAAAAACAACAGTACAACGGAGCAATGCAGCAAGTTAATGCGTTTCTAGGTGAGAACACTGAAAAGTATGAACTCGTTAGTAAAATGCAATCTGCTGACTTAGTTTTAAATGTCATTGGAGAGCATTACAGCAATACAAAAGAAATTTTAGACATGGGTAAAGCATGTCAAGCAGTTGAAGAGTATTATGAGGAAGAGGCAAAAAGATACTTGGCCTCGGATAAGTTACTTGATAAATTAGGTTTAGCCAAAACAGAAATTTCAGAAGGCACACGAGACAATAGACCACGAACATTAACAAACAATATTGGAACAAAAGCACCACGCTATAAAGATGAGAGGCCCGTGTCTCGACAAGAGTCACTAGACAGGGCCGCATCTATGTTGCGTTGGGATTAAAAGGAGAAAAAAATGGCTACGCATAATGTATATGCCAATGATGTCACCATGTTTGACGGTGGCGCGGGCTTAAATCTTGATTCATTCGAGATGGCCCTCAAAGAACACTATAAAGGTGGAGTGATCGAGGACTTGGTTTACAAGAACCGACCGCTCTTGGCAATGATGCCGAAATACACCAAGTTCGGTGGACGGGTAATGCCTGTTCCCGTAATGAATGCTAACCCGCAGAACCGAAGTGCAACCTTTGGTGATGCTCAGAAGACAAGTAATTATATTGCTTCTTCTATTAAGAGTTTCTTGCTTCAACGTCAGCGTGATTATTCTATCGCCAAGATTGACGGTGAAACATTGGAAGCTTCTAAGGGTGACGCAAATGCTTTCATGCAAGCGGCAACTGCTGAGATTGATGGTGCCATGAGCGCCATTGGTCGTTCATTGGCAGGTGCTTGTTACCGTGATGGTTCAGGTGTCATTGGTACAGCGGGTATTGTCGCGGGTTCTAGTATACCCCTGACAGACGCTGCTGCCGTAACTCAGTTTGAAGTAGGTATGCTTCTTAATGATGAGGCTACGGGCCTGAACAGTGCCACTATCACTGCGGTTGACCGAAGTACAGGTGAGTTAACAGTTGTACAGGGTGCGCCCGCCATCGCTACAGGAGATGATCTTTTAGTACAGGGTGATAAGGATAAGAAGGTAGCAGGTCTTTCTGCTTGGGTTACTGACGATAACACAGCGTTGACCACTGATTTCTTCGGTATCATCCGAAGTGTCGACCCTACCCGATTAGCGGGTCTTACCCATGCGGGTTCAGCACAACCTATTGAAGAGGCTCTTATTGATGCTGCTTCATTGGTTGGACGAGAGGGTGGTCGGCCTGATCATTGTTTCCTTCCTTTCAATAAGTTCTCTGAACTTGTTAAGGCTCTTGGAAGCAAGGTCAGCTATGTAGATGCCAAGTCACCTGCAAGCATCGGCTTCAGGGCTTTAGAACTTCATGCTCCTTATGGAACAATGAAGGTCATTCCTGATGCTGATTGCCAAGCAGATACAGCTTGGTTATTGCAGATGAATACTTGGAGCTTGAATAGCTTGGGCGAAGCCCCTCGCATCTTGACCCATGACGGTAATAGAGCTTTGCGGCTTGCTAGTGCGGATGCAATTGAAGTGCGAATTGGTTACTATGCCAATATCGCCTGCAAGGCACCGGGTTGGAACTGCAAGGTATCATTATAATAACAAATTCGGGGTGGGCTTCGGCTCACCCCTTTTCCGCGTAAGGAAATTAAAATGGCAAACAGAACATTTAGTAGAGTTCAGGCTCTCAATCATGGCGTTAAAGTAATTAGTGGTAGAATAGGTCTTCCTCTTTTGAACGATGACCCCAATGATTCTGATAACAATGCAGATGGTGATGACCAACTAGTGAGGAATGCAACACCGATCGCAGGATTGGGGTTTTGCGCTACTAGCGTTGGTGGTGCGGGGGCCGTTCCCGAGGACGCAGGAAATTGCAAAATCTATTTAGGAATAAAAGAGCTTGCATCAGACCCTGCAACTGAAAATGTTACTTTGGATAAAATTGAATCTGATAAATATGTGGATCTTATCTCCTCTAGCGGGTCAGTCCTGTTGAATGATGGTCGTTCAGGAGTAGTTAGTTTTATTTCTGAAGACACGGCAGGTGTAGGCACGGTTAATATTCGTGTTAGCCAAGCCTCGGATGGTGCTGCCGTGGCCCTTCAGGGTGAGGCAAGCGGTGAAATTCAGTTCACATTGGTTCTGCGAAACAGTTCAGCAGACTCAAGATAGAGGTGTACAATGTCAGACAGAATATTTAGTGGTGTTGATGCCTTAAACCAAGAAGTGAAGATTATTTCGGGCATAATTCAGTGCCAAACCCACGGAGATCTCAGCGATGTCAACCTGACGGGCTTAGGATACACGGTGTCAAAGCATGTTACCGATGGTGTCATCAGTGTGCATGTAGATCCCGGTCTTTATGAGTCCCTTATTGGGGCCTTTTACACTCCGGGACCCGGTTTAGCAGCGGCATCTAGCGCATCGGTCTACACAAATGCCATCGATGGTGAAGGTGTAACGCCGGACAACCGTGTGGATTTTCTGCTGATGCAAGAGGACGCTGATCCTGCGGCATCTTGGGTTCCTCATAACTTAACAAACGGTGAGCAAGTGATGTTCATACTGATTTTAAGAACTGCATCTAGTGATGTAAGGTAAAGGAAATAATGGAAGCAATAGACAAGAAGAATTTAGCAATTGCTATCCTTGAAAGAGTAGGAAACAGCGCGGGTCCAAAAAAGCCTAACAAGGCTGCTACGGACCCCGCTGCCCGTGCTATGATCGAGGCACTCAAGGAGGGGGATGCAGGCAAGTTGTCTTCATCTCTGTCGGACTTTATACGAATACATTCTAATTCCTCTTAAGGAGCGTCATGTCCAACACACAAACATTGGCAACCATGAGAACAAGGGTTCGTCGCAGGGCAGACATGGAGAACAGCAACTTCATATCTGATGCTGAGTTGGACCAATACATTAACGACTCCTTGTCTGAACTCTATGATTTGTTTGTCGTGGAGTACGAGGAATATGTTATTCAGAAGCTCGACACCACTATAACGGGTGAGGTGGAATATGACATCGTTACTGACTTCGGCATAGACAACTTTATGAAGATTGCAGGCATAGATCTTAAGACGAGTGGCCGGACAATCAACATGCAAAGGTTTATGTTCCCTGAGAGAAACACCATGCAGGATATGCCCGTTGTAAGTGCTTCATTCGAGTACAACATACAGTATGCAGTGTTGGGCAACACCATCAAGTTTACTAATGACCAAGCCAACAGCAACAACGACATAACAATTTGGTTTGTTCCATCGTTTGTTCCTATGTTGGAGACAGACTTTGTAGATGATGTAGCCCCCTTTCTCGCCCCCGGTTGGGAAGAGTTTGCTGTCCTTGATTCTGCAATAAAATGCTTGCTAAAAGAAGAGAGCGATACGAAGGCCCTTGAGCGAGAGAAGTCTCAGCTAACCAAGCGCATAAGAAGCATTGCCATGAACAGGGACACGGGAACACCATACCGAGTTGTCGATGTGAACCGAAGCTCCAACGCAGAGTGGTCGTATGACATATAGGCAGTACACAAGGAACAGGGGTGACGATGAAACCCCTGAAGGTACGACCAAGAAAATAAACTATATACAAGACGAATTAGAATTGATGGTTCAATCAGTGAGCAGGGACATGGACAGTTTAAAGCTTACTGTTTCAGAGTTAAGGAAAAAAGTTGCTGCGCTAGAGAAGAAACATTCGTAAGAGAGGTTAATTAGATGTCTGTAAGTATAACACTTCCTGTGGTCAATGAAACAGAAGGGGCATTGGCGGCTCAGATGATCAATGATGCCCTGACCACCATTTCCACCTACATAGATACACACTCCCACGTAAGTACGGGCGGTCTTATACCCCCAACGGGACTGACCATAACGTCAGACTTGGACTTTCAGAACAACGCATCCCTGCTCCAAAAGTATTCCGGGTTTACCAACAATCTTGCTGCGCCTTCTGCGGGACACGCACTATACGTCAAGGATGACGGTATGCTTCCTCCACCGGGAACGGGTGACTTGTGGTACAACAATGGCTTAATAGACATTCAAATAACTGATGGTGCGAGTGTTCTAACCACTACTGACGGATTCACTGACGATTATAATAATACCCCTAGTGCCGGAACAGGCATGACGGGGTATAACATATCTACTAACTCTTACCGATTTTCAGATGGTAGCGGAATAAATTCCGGGTCCTCATCATTGTCCAAAATGATATGTGCGGATATTGAGTGCGAGAATGTGTTCCCCTTAAGCAACAACACATACGATCTAGGAGGACCGGGGGCTGAGTGGAAGGACGTTGTTGGGATGCAGAGCCTCATGAGGGGAGGGGAGGTGTCACCAACGGGAATGGTCGGTGATGATCCGCACAATAGAAACTCTCAAAATTCCGTTGTAGCTAGAGGCACATTCGACGCTTCAAGCGGAATCCCTCTTCTACCGACCAATCATTGGAATATCGATAGTGCTGTGAATGCAGGCACTGACGGATATTATACAATAACTCTAATAGAGGAGATACCACTAGATTCGACTATTTCGGTTACCATTGATTCTGCCGCGTTCGGCCCTACGTTCCACTTTGACAATCTCTTAGTGGCAACAGGCAATGTTGCGTCATCCACAACCATAGACATACGCTTGTCATGGTTTGATGGTGTCTTTAAAAGCATAGACACTATATTTCACATGATTGTTGTTGGATAGATGGCGTTAAAGACTCAAAAGGTTACAATAGATTTTGGGTTGGGACTCGACGAGTATACCGATCCAAAACTTGTGAAGGAAGGTAAGCTTCTGAGGGCAGAGAACGTTGTCTTCAACTCGGCAAAGAAAATACAAAAGAGAAATGGCTTCGAGTCGGTGTCTATGTTGGAGGTCAACACGGGGACACCAATAGACGAGCCGAGGGAAATATTTTCTCACAAAAGAAACCCTGTAGTGGTGTCCAAGAATAAACTCTACACATCAACAAGATCGAAGCTAATAAGCGATGCAATAGATTGGCGAGACTCGGAGCAGTTTAGTTTTCCCACCGAGGTGTCTACGGGACCGTCTTCGGCATGGAGTACATTTGGAGACAGGCAATACATTGAGGGGGATGCTGCCGTAAGCAGGGAAAACCTGTCCCTTGATTCACTGACCCTTGCCACCAACGACACACTAATAAAGTGTACGGCATACTGTAGTGGAGAGCAGGGGTCGGTCGGTGTCATCATAAGGGATGTTAATACAGACGAGGTGTT